AGGAGATATGCTAGTATATAGTGGTTGTGAACTCGAACATTGGCGAGAGCCTTTTGACGGGAACATTTGCGGCCAAGTATTTCTACATTATAATCATGTAAATGGCCCATTTGCTGAAAAAAACAAATTTGATGGAAGACCTATGTTAGGTCTACCAGCGTTTGTAAAATAGTATTATAATGGAGTCGTATGCTACAAAAAATAGGTTTTTTACCAGGTTTCAACAAACAGATTACAGAAACCACAGCTGAAGGGCAATGGGTTGATGGTGACAACGTAAGGTTTCGTTATGGCACACCAGAAAAAATAGGTGGCTGGTCTCAATTAGGAGAAAATAAAATAACAGGTGCTGCAAGGGCACTATTTCATTTAGTAAATAAAGCTGGAACTAAATACGCTATCATAGGAACAAACAGAATATTATATGCATACTCAGGTGGTGTGTTTTATGACATACACCCTATTAAAACTACAACAACACTTACAAATGCTTTTACTACAACTAACGGATCACCGACTGTTACAATAACTTTTAGTGGTGCTCATGGTATTGGAGAAAAAGATATTATTTTATTAGACAATTTTTCCAGCATAACTAATTCTAATTACAGTGCATCTGATTTTGATGATAATAAATTTATGGTAACAAGTGTGCCATCATCAACAACACTCACAATTACAATGTCTTCAAACGAAGGTGGTTCTGGTGCAACAACCTCTGGTGGTATTAGAGTAAGACACTATTATCCTGTTGGACCTGCAGAACAATTACCTGGATTAGGATGGGGACTTGGTCAATGGAGTGGTACAGTATCAGGAGAAGCAACAACAACTTTGTCTGGTGGTATTACAGACACAGCTACAACCGGAATTACTTTAACAGATGCATCACAATTTCCAACTACGGGTACAAATTTTATTCAAATAGGAACAGAAGAAATATCTTATACAGGTATAACATCCGGTGTTTTATCTGGGGTAACTAGAGGTGTAAGAAACACAACAGCTGCTGCTCACAATGGTGGTGACACAGTTACAAATTCTTCTGACTATGTTGCATGGGGACAAGCCGCATCAGGTGACGTAGTAATAGATCCAGGTATGTGGAGCATTGATGGTTTTGGAAGTAAAGTAATTGCATTAATACATAACGCACAAGTTTTTGAATGGGATTCAGATGCAACAAATGCAACTAACAATAGAGCAACAATTATATCTGGTGCACCAACAGCATCTAGAGATATGTTAGTATCTACACCTGATCGTCACTTAGTTTTCTTTGGAACAGAAACAACTATTGGAGATACCTCAACACAAGATGAAATGTTTATAAGATTCTCAGATCAAGAAGATATAAATACATACACACCAACAGCAACCAACACAGCAGGTACACAAAGACTTTCTGATGGATCTAAAATTGTAGGAGCTGTTAGAGGTAGAGATGCAATATACATATGGTCAGACACGTCGTTGTTTACTATGCGTTTTGTAGGTGCTCCGTTTACTTTTGGTTTTGCACAAGTTGGTACTAACTGTGGATTGATAGGACAGAACGCTGCATTAGAAGTTGATGGTACAGCGTACTGGATGTCTGAAAATGGTTTCTTTAAATATGCTGGTAATTTAGAAACTATGTTATGTTTAGTAGAAGATTTTGTTTATGATGATTTAAATACAACTGCAAGACAACTAATAAATGTTGGATTAAATAATTTGTTTGGGGAGATAACTTGGTTCTATTGTACAGAAGGTTCTACTATTGTTAATAGATGTGTGACTTATAATTATCAAGATTCTAGAGCTCAAAGACCGGTATGGACAACAGGGACATTGGCACGGGGAACATGGAAAGACTCAGCTGTGTTTGGTTTACCACACGCAACAGAATATGATGCAAGCAGTAATAATTCTTATGACGTTGTTGGAAATACAGACGGGTGCACAATATATTACGAACATGAAAAAGGAACTGATCAAGTTGCAGGTGGATCTGTAACAGCAATAACTTCAAATATAGTGTCGGGAGATTTTGATATTACACAAAGAGTTTTAAGAGGAGCCACTACAAGTATACCAGATATTAGGGGAGATGGTGAGTTTATAATGAAGATAAGAAGATTTATACCAGACTTTATATCTCAAACAGGCAATACACAAGTTACATTACAATTAAGAGATTTTCCAAATGACACTAAAACTAGTTCATCACTTGGACCATTTACAGTAACATCATCTACACAAAAAGTAGACACACGTGCAAGGGCTAGACAGATAGCTTTAAAAGTAGCAAACACAGCTGTTTCCCAAAGTTGGAAACTAGGTACGTTTAGATTAGATATACAACCGGACGGTAGAAGATAATGCCATTAAATAAAAAAGGTAAAAAAATAATGAAATCTATGAAAAAACAATATGGTGCAAAACGTGGTGAACAAGTGTTTTATGCAACATTAAATAAGAAAAAAATTAAAGGTGTTAAGAAAAAATAATGGCAAAGATAGTACAAATATTAACTAGACCTAGTGATGAATACTCTAAACAAGTAGCAGATTCACAAGTTAGAGATTTAGATGCTGTAATACAAAAATTAAATACAACATACCAACAAGAATTAAAGGATGAAGTAGAGGCTCAAAACTTCTTTTTAAATTAATGGCTAATAGTTTTAAAAATAAAAAAGTAGATTTAACAACAACTGATCTTACTACATTATACACTGTGCCAACTGCAACAACCACAGTCGTTAAATCATTGTTAGTAACTGAAGATGCTGGATCAGGGTCTACAATAACTATAACATTAGTAAATTCTAGTGGTGCTATATTTAATTTATTTAAGGATAAAGCCATAGCATCTAAAGCATCTACAGAACTTTTATCTCAACCTCTTGTAATGGAAGAAAGTGAGATATTAAAAGTACAGGCTGCTGACGCGAACGAGCTGCACGTCATAGCTTCTATACTAGAAATACAGCCAAGAGAGGTAACAACATAATGAAAGTAATAAAACCAGAAAAGATTATAGAAACTATTAGTAATTTAAAGACAGGTGAAGTATACAAGAATGATGAGGAATGGAAAGCTAAAGGTATTCCTCAAGAAGATATTAGAAAAGACGTTAGGGTAATAATGCCAAGCCTTGACTTATTTGGAGAAACTAAATGATATTAGATCCAACAGATCAAAATATAAGAGACCAGGGGTTTAACTTTGTACCTTTTGACAAATACTTAGCAACTCCTTTTCAAGCATCTAATATATCTTTTGATGCTAATACTGGTGCAGGAATAACTAATGTATTTCAACCAAGATCTGTGACTAGAGACGGCCCACAGTCTTTTACTAATGAAGGCGTAGCAGGGTTAATAGATAATTTTACCACAACCACAAGAAACAAATATTTTGATAGACAAGCAACTCCATTAGTAGATGATTTACGTCAAAGTAAACTTGATAGAACTTTTATGGGTTTTCCAAGTTTTAGAGAACAACAATTAACTGGTCCTGATCTAGGTGAGTATGTTGGGACTGATACGGATGTTCCTTTAGAATTAACCACGGCTGGTAGAATACAGGGTGGTTTGGGAAGTTTTAGAGATGCTTTTGGTAATGTTGTAAATAGAGCAGCTGCTTTTGGTCCTATTAGTTTTGTAGCTAGATCTTTAGATAAATTTAGTTCATTACCAGAAACAGATCAAGCATTTATAAATATGAACCTGGGTTATACTGGTCCAACAGTATTTGGTGAAAATACATCAGGATTACCTAAAGATCCATACGGAATAAATACAAGATCTATGTTTGGTAATTATGCCGAATATGTTAGAGATAAAGTAGATGAGTATAGTGATATAACTGATGAAGATTATGAACAATTATCTAAATTTCAAAAACAAAAAGTAGATTTTTATAGAGCTCAACGACAAAAATTAGCACAAATAGAAAAACAAAAACAACAACAAGCAGAAAAAAATAGAGCAGAAACTAAGGCTCTACAAGACAGAATTAATCGAGGAGATTTTGACTCAACATCAAGCAGACCTGACAGAGATTTAGATAGTGTTACAGAGGCCTCTGCTGCTGCATCACCGGGTGTGGGGGGAGGAGGATATACAGAATCAGACTCTGCTCGAGACGCTGCTAGAGGTAGATATATGGTGGGAGGACTGGCAGATCTAGTCGATATATATGATTGATTATAATAAAAAAAGGCGATAAAAAGGATAAACTATGGCAATTTCAAGGATGAATATGGAAAGACAAATGCGTAACATGGGTGGAATCATGGAGCTCGAAGAGCCAAGGCAAGGTTATTTTTTAGGTAAGATTGTAAGAAAAGCTAAAAAAGCTGTAAAGAAAGTTGTTAAGTCACCTATAGGTAAGGCTGCAATATTAGCTGGGCTTGGAGCTTACGCAGGAGGACTTGGTCCTTTTGCTAATTTAAAAGGAGCTGGTTTTTTAAAAGGAGCTGGTGGTAATTTACTTACAGGATTAAAAAGTGGAGAAGGTTTTTTAGGTCAACTTGGAAATGTATTTAGAGTTGGTGGTGACAAAGCAAATCCATTTAGCGCATTACGTTTAATAGGTGGTGGACTTACTGGAGCTGCAATTGCTGCACCATTCTTAATGGGTGGTGATGAAGAAGTTATTGACGAAGGCGTAGATGTTACAGGTATACAGCCAATGGTAGCAAACATCAGACAACAAGCTAGAGATTATTATCAAGACCCTACAAAATCTGCATTATATTTTATGCCTCCTAAATCAGCTGTAAGAAGTTCTTTCTACGCTGCTGGTGGTGGATTAGCTGATATACCAAGAGAAG